GCTTCAAGCGGTTCATGGATGGCAGCACAGGGACTGTTGGAATAAACTCTGGCTTTCAGACAGTACAGGTGTGTGACGGAACCGTAGGCTTTTTGCAACTTTCGACCGCAATATCCGCAGACAAACAGGTTGTCAGGCCGATGACCGGCAGTATTCTGATTTACGGTCTTGATCCGGCCAGATCGGACTGCAGTAGCCGCGTCAAAGATTTCCTGTGTTACAATGGCTTCATGGGTGTTGGGCACGACAATCCAGGCTTCTTTTGGGACGGGAATCATCCGCCCAGCGGTAATGCCGTCTGTTTCACGCTTGTGTGTGATCATTTTACCGGTGTACCGTTCGTCTTTGAGAATTCTGGATATTGTTGAATTGGTCCAGATGGATGCGTTATCTACGATACGCCCATTATACAGGATGCCTTTTCTATGCTTGTACTTTGCCGGGGAGGGAATTCCGTCATCGTTGAGCCCCTTCGCAATTTGGGAGTCACTGTTTCCAGCAATGCATTCTTGAAAGATACGCACGATAATGTCTGATACGTTGGTGTCGACCATGAGCCTGTGCTTATCTTTAGGATCCAGAATGTAGCCATAAAACGCGTCTCCACCCCAGTATTCGCCACGGCGATTCCGGGTCCTGTTGGCACTTTTGATCTTAGCTGACAGGTCCCTGCTATACAGTCCGTTGATCAGATTGCGCAGAGCCAAATCCACGCCGCCTGTGGTTCCAACGTAATCATTGCTGTCAAATTGATCATTCACGGAAATGAATCGGATGCCAAAGAGCGGAAGAATCATCTCAAGATACACTCCGACTTCCAGATAGTCACGGCCAAACCGGGACAGATCCTTCACCATGATTGCGTGAATGTTCTTTCGACGGACGAGCTGCATCATATCTTTGAATCGAGGACGGTCAAAATTTGTTCCAGAGAAGCCATCGTCGCAGAATTCAACCAACTGATATTCCTGTAAATCGGGGCTGCGTCTGTAATAATCCAGCAGGAGCATTCTCTGATTGGAGACACTGTTACTCTCTGCTTTTCCAGACTTATGGAGGTCATCATCTTCGGAGGATAGACGAATATAGAGTGCCAGCGCCTTCTTAGATGGCATACCGTTCAGCCTCCCTTCTGCGGATGGCAGCGAGATGAATTACCTCGTCCATTTCATCACGGAAATTAAATGTAATATCTACATATCCGTTGTTATAGAGTGTGACCTTGTCAATGAAAGCATCAACAACCTCCTCAGTCAATTCGTCAATATCCTGATACTGCTCAGCCAAATACGCCCAGGAGCTGCCAGATTGATAGATCTGACTGTATTTCTGGGACTCCTGCTCAAGCTCTGCCAGAAAGATTCGTAGATCATCGGCTTTCTGTGCATATTGTTGCCCCATACTTAAATAGTCTTCCTGAGAAATCGTCCCGTCCGCATAGTCTCCATACAGAGCGGCTTTGCTGTTCATGCACCTGTCAATCTGTCCTTTGACCTCACGGATGTGGTCACAGTAGATTCTGAATTTGGTCTTACTGCTTGAGCGCTTGTTCAGGGAAAGGCAAAGCTCACGGGAATCTGTAAACAGCTTTATCTGAGCCTGAATCAGCTTTAAGACAACAGATTCAACGTCTTCCTGTTTTACAGCCTTTTTTGTGCAGTAGGTGGAATTATAGTGTTCGTGCATGGGACAGAAGTACCAGTTCTGCTCTTGCGAACTGTGGTCCTTCTTCTTGCGCAGATGCATGGCCTTTCCGCATTCCCCACACCGAAGATGGCCAGTAAGGACACTGGCTTTCCTGCTTCTCATATTGTACAGAGAAGCTTTTCCGTATTTTTCTTTTGTTTTTACAAAGTATTCCTGTGTTTTATAAAACAGCGCTTCTGTCACAATAGGCTCATGTGTGGCTTTTGTAACAATCCATTCCTCCCGGGGCACTTTGATGGCCTTTTTCTGGCCTGTAGTGCGGTAGGCGGAACGCTGCCTACCGGATACCATCCATCCCAAATAGACCTCATCAGTCAGAATTCGCCGGATGGTAGGCATATACCATCTGGAGTTTTGAAATTTGTCCGTTGTAGCAATGCCACGATCGTATAGAAGTCTTCCAGGAGAGGGAATCCCTCGCTCATTCATCGTTGTTGCTGCGGCATGAAGTGTACTTCCGGCAGCAACCATTTCAAACAGCTGCCGCACAATCGGTGCCACTTCTTCATCTACAATAAGATGATCCTTGTCAGCTGGGTCTATCAGGTATCCATAGGGAGCCCGGCCTGTGGTGAGTTTTCCTTGTTCCTGCGCAATGCGTTTTGCGGATGTGATTTTTTTGGAAATATCCTTGGCATACATTTCATTGGCCAGATTTTTCAGCTGGATAGAAAAGTCTGCCTGTTGGTATTTGGAGTCGAACCGGTCTGTGATGGCAATGAAGCGGCACTGGAAGAATGGAAACACCAGCTCGATATACTCGCCGGATTCCAGATAGTTTCTGCCTAACCGGGAAAGATCCTTGACAACGATGCAGTCAAATTTCCCATCACGCAGATCGTTCATCATGCGGGAGAATTCCGGCCTTACGAAATTGACACCCGAGATAGCATCATCGATATATAGATCATATACCGTCAGGTCCGAATGCTCAGAAACGTAATCGTTCAACAGCTGCATCTGGTTCCCTATGGTGTCTGCTTCCCGTTTTCTTTCATTCTCAACAGAAATACGGGCATAGAGTGCGCATTTGTAGATGTGTTCGGCTGACTCCACTGCCACAGTCTCTTGCACTGCATTCTTTCTGCTTTTTCTGGCCATTTAACCTGCTCCTTCCTGTACACCACGGTAGTAGTCCTGCACCTGAGAAACAAGAGCTTCGTAATCCTGCATATGGGTGAAGGTTACTTCAATTCGCTTGCCTTCGTAGACGATAATGCTTTCGATGCACTGGGCAGCTACACTTCTGGTAAGACACTGGATGTTGCGATGGTCAATGAACTCCTGAATCCACTGCTGTGGAGCGGAACCATTTTGAAGATACAGCTCCATTTCCCGCAAGACCTGCTCTTTTGCAAGCAGCTCTTTGGAAATGCGCACCTCATACTGAGCTGTGATGTCCTGATAATCCTCTTTTGTAAGAATGCCGTCCTTCATATCTTCGTAAGCAGATATTTTTAACCGTCGATACCGGTCAATCTCTGATTCCACTTTCAGCATCCGCTCCTGCGCTTTTCGCATACTGTAACGGTGCATAGGGGCACTGCGAATTGTTTGAAGGATTGACTCCAGTTCTGTCAGCAGCCGAATGTGTTCCTGCAGCAGATGGAGAACAGCATCTTCCAGCTGCTTCTTGGAAATACGGTGGTTGGAGCAGGAACCCGCCTTTTTGTGGGTTCCGCAGACATAATAGTAGAAGTGCTTTCCGTTTGATGTCTGGGTTTTCCTGATCATTGGGCCGCCGCAGTCGCTGCAGTACAGAAGTCCGGCTAAGGGAAATACGGCATTTTCATGGGGTGAAGTCCTCGTATCCAGTTCCATCAAGCGCTGTACCAAAAGGAAACAGCGAGGCTCTATAATTGGCTCATGGGCATTTTCATAAATTACCCATTTGTCTTTCTCATTCACAATAACCTTTTTGATCTTGTAATTTGGTCTTGAGCGGACTCCTTGAATCAAAGTTCCGACGTAGACCGGATTTGCAAGAATCCTGCGTACTGCGGATGGGGTCCACTGGGCCTGAGAGCTAAGCTTGAATGAAGTTTTATAAGAAAGGCCCTTACTTCTTTTATACTCCATTGGCGATAAGACACCTTGTGTATTGAGCATTTGAGCAATACGGTCCTGATTGATGCCATCCAGTTTCCAACGGAAGATGTCGCTCACAACCTCAGCTGCATATGGATCGATTACAAGCTGATTTTTGTCTTTCTCGTCTTTTTCATAACCGTATGGCGCAAAGGCGCCGATGAATTCACCGTTCTTCCGCTTGACCTGAAGCTGACTGCGAATCTTGATCGAAATGTCGCGGCAGTAATTATCGTTCATCAGGTTTTTCAACATGATACTCAGGTCATCTGAACTGCTTCTGGTAACGGTATCGATTCCGTCATTGATGGAGATCAAACGAACTCCGTAATACGGAAAAAGACGATCGATATACTTTCCGGCATTGATATACTCTCTGCCGAAACGGGACAGGTCCTTTACGATGACACAATTCACGACACCAGCACGGATGTCATCCATCATGTGCTGAAAGTCGGGACGGTCATAGTCTGTCCCCGTATATCCATCGTCTTCTCTGATAGACACAAGCTTGATGTCCGCTTTGTCTTTAAGGAAGTCCAGAATCAACTGTTTCTGATTGGAAATACTGTTGCTCTCAGTTTTCTGGCCACTAGCACTAACCATGTCCTCTTTGGACAGCCGCACATAAGCGGACGCGAGATACTGAGTCGTAGTCGCAGTTTCCATAAGCTCACTCCTTCAGATGGATTGTCAGAACGAGCCGCAATTCTCTTGGAAGGTGAGCATGATTATTTAGTCCGAAATCAGTATAGCATATACGAACGAAAAAATCTACTGCCAGTGAGAATTTCCATAATTTACTCGTGCATTGTGCGCAAAATATTCTCGAAATTTTGCTGAAAAGAGGGACCGCCTGATTTGTAGTTTACCTTTACGGCAATATCGCCAATCCGAAAACAGTACGGATTCTGAATTTGTTGCAAAAAACTTTGAAGTCGTTCCTGTACCGGTTTTGAAGCATCGATCTGAACGGATCGAAGATCCACAAGAGCGTCTTTGTCGACATTCCTGATGTCAACTTTTTTCATAGATGTAATTTCATCGCTGGTGAATTGTTTCATAGATGCCTCCTACCCGTAATGATGTAATAATTACCAATATTTTCCGAATCTATTCCGTGAATTTCATTTCCGTTTTTGCAGATGTCTGCTTGGAAAAATCCATGGTAGCGTCAATGAATTGCGTTCTACGCAATCCATATATTTTTTACTCCAGTCCGATGCCTGTGGCGAACAGGTCCATAGAAGTTTTCTCTCCCCGCCTTCACTATGGCCGGGCCGCGTATTACGGAAGTATCATTGTACCTTTGTGGATCATCGCGTTGTATGGGTGCCGCCCATACATGAGTGCTCATGGCTCTGTTAGGCCGTCAGAGGGATAGCCGCTCTCCAAACCAAAGGGATGTACCGAACTGGTATGTGTGCAGTTTTCAAGGTGCAGGGCATGGGGATGCCTTTCACAACAAAGGAGCCATTGAAAGACCGCGGTTCTTATATGCCTGCGAAAAAATTTCAGAAAATTTTCCACAGACATGGGAAAGCCCCAGAGGATGATCCTCCGGGGCCTTGGGTCATAAGGGAAACTTGCTGATATTAAGCGCAATATGTATCAGCAGATATTGGTGAAGATCTTCGTTGAAAGTGCCCTTATAAAAGGAATGCTTCCGAATCAGGGGCTCGTACAGTTCGAGAATCCGTTCCAGATCCTCATGCCTGCCCGCAACGGCACCTTGCAGGACAGCGGCAAACTGCTGGTTATCCATGCCGGTCGCCTCCTTTCATCAGCTCACGCTTCAGTTTTGCCAAAGCCTGATGTTTGAACTGATAGACGCAGTTCGTAGAGATACAAAGCTGTCTGGCAATTTCGTCCGGGGCTTTTTCCTCCACAAAGAGCAGACGCAGCACTTCACGCCGCATCAGGGATAATTCCGAAAAGGCTTTTGCCAGTTTCTCCTCCTCAAAGTCAAAGTCCGTTTTGCTTCGCTCAATAGGGTTAAAGTAGTCCTTCGTATCTGGAATCAAATCCGTCAGGGTTTCATCTAAGGGAACGATGTCAAGCCTGTCGGTGTGGGTTTCCAGATAGCGCTGCTTGGCGCGGATCAGCGTTGTGT